CAAGGTCTCCATGTTCCATGGGATGCGCTTTCTTACCTTTCCTCCTGTGATGGTAGGTTGGTCAACCACCTTGTATAAGGTAGTGCCAACACGGATGAACATCTCGTTTGTCGGAGGTGCTGCCTGTGGCTGTTTGCTTCCCACAGCTACAGGTTGTTTGTTGTCGTTTGTCTTGCTCATAATCTAACCTTTGTGAGTTGATAAAATTAAAGTTGCAAAGGTAAGGGCGGAAAATCAAAATGCAAAACACAAACTTACGCAGAATGGAGAAGTTTGCACCGACAATGTTAAAAGATTGGAAATCAAGGTGCTTGATGTAGCCAATCGGGATAAGATGAAACAAAAAATCCCGAAGAGAGGTTTCCTTGCGAACCTTTCCTCGGGATGAACAAAAATGTATTCCTGCATGTCATACGTTTTATATGTCATACGATAAGCATGTAAAACGTTTGACATCGGCAGCTCTGCATTCTTCACAGAAATGCTTGATACGACAGTGAATCAGTACGTAGGCAAGTCAATACGACAGTGAATAATCGAAGCGTCAAAAATGCGACCATTCTTAGCTGAAGGCATTTGTCCCTCCGTAGATTTGCAGGACAATGGCTGTTTTCTCTTTTGCTCCGTACAACCTCTTGAAGATAGCATCACGAAGTTGCGCTGCACCATTGGAGGTTAGACGGAAGCAAATGGCAACAACCATAGGGAATCCATACAGCGTTTGCCAAACATCTTTGGAAAGTTTTTGCCTCTTTTGGACTTCCGACATCAACAACATACCTTCTTTATATATGGCTCTTATCACGGCTTTGAGCTTCGGGGTTGTGACATAAAGCATATCTACCAACTCATTTTCACTCATCCATAAGTCCTCCAGGTTGGACGGAATGGATAGCATTCCATTTCCGTCCACGGTGATTACAGTCCTTTTCATGCCATCCCTCCCATTGCAGGCAAATGCCCCTTGATTCGACTTTCAAAGACAGATATGTCATGGTCAAGCTTGGTGCTTGTCACCTGTAGGCTCGGCAGTCGGCGCCGTTCCACCTTTCGGTGGTAGGTTTCCGACAGCCTGCCTCCGAACCGTACTTACACGTCTCCATGTATACGGCTCTCCGCCCATAACGGCATTTCAGCTATTCTTCGCATGAATCATATTATGACATTCAACGCAAACAATTAAAGACTTTCTATGCATTTTGAGCATTTTTCGTTCCCATTCGGTTTTACCTCTCAAAGCCGAGAGTTTTCTGACATGGTGTGAGACAACATTTCCTTCTTTTCCGCATAACTCACACTTATTTGCAGTCAGTCTTTCGATTAGACTCATGGTTGGAGTGTTGAACAAGTAGGGTAAGTTGTCACATTTTTGAGTTCCCAAGTCGGTAATACGCTTGAAGCCCTCATTGTAGAATACTCTTGGTTTGCGTTCGCCTTTCTTGTCCGTGTACCACACCACAAATTTATCGTCTTCACGATACTTGTTTGCTATGGTTCTAACGGAGCTGTTAAGTTTTTGCGCAAATGTCTTTAGCATACTGAACTTCATGATACATCCAAAAGAACGCCCAAGAGCCGATGCATTGTTTGCAATGGAGTAGTAGTTGTAGAATCCTCTGATTTCTGTGTTGAAACGTGCTACTATATCTTGTGGCTCATTGTCTATCAGGTATGTTCTACCTTTAGACATCCACACCTCTTTGCCATTTCGTGTTTTCACATTCATGGCTTCAAGACTCAGTAACTTCTTCTTTATCACTTCTCGTGATACGTGTAGTATCACATTACCATTACGATGTCTACGAGTTTCTCGTCTTGCATTTTTCTGCGTTGTGTAATCTTTACGGACTGATATTTCATAGCCGAGAAATTTTGCACAATCTTGTGCGTTGGTTATCAAGGTCTTTTCTTGCGACATCTCCAACTTTAGCTTCTCTTGCATAAATTGTGTAACATCAGCCTTGATTTTCTCGCACTCTGCTTTATTTCCAATGACCCCTATAAGGAAATCATCAGCGTAGCGTACATATTTCAATCTACGGAAATTCTCATCCATATCGTTACCGCTCGGCATGGTCAGTATTTGCTGTTGCTTACTACGAAGTTCCTCTCGCATTGCTTCCAATATATCAACATCCGTCACTTCCTTGATTCTCTTCTTTAGATAATAAACACGGTTGTTCAGTTTGCCGATGTCCTTGTTGCGATGTCTAACTTTGCCCTTATGGAAATCTTGTGCATACTTCTCCATATACTTGTCGAACTTGTCCAGATAAATATTAGCCAATATTGGGCTGATAATTCCACCTTGAGGCGTGCCCGAATAAGTTTTATTGAAATGCCATTCTTCCAAATATCCAGCGTTGAGAAATTTACGTATTAACCGAAGAAAACGCTCGTCAGATATGCGTTCTCTTAGAATTTCTATCATCACGTCATGGTTGATGTTGTCAAAGAAACTTTTTATGTCTCCCTCTATGAACCACTTTGTTCCGTTGAAATTATTCTGTAGACTTTTCAGTGCCGTGTGGCAGCTTTTGTGTGGTCTGAAACCATGTGAGGTCCATTCAAAATATCCTTCATATATGGCTTCCAGTACCATTCTCACTACCTCTTGCACTAATTTATCTGCAAACGTAGGGATACCGAGCGGACGTAACTTTCCGCTCTTCTTCGGTATATAAACCCTCCTTGCTGGTTTAGGGCTATAGACTTCGCTTTTGAGGCTGTCTATTAATGCGTGTACCTTGTCAATGCTCATGCCGTCCTCCGTTTGTCTATCAGTACCAGGTGTCATATTGCCTGGTTTTGCATGGATGCGCTGATATGCTACTAAGAACATCTGCTCATTGAACAGGATACGATAGAGTCTTTCGTATTTGTAACTTGACTCGTTGCTGTGTTCAGCTAAAATGTTTAATACGTGCTCGGGATTTCTCATACGTCTCTCACGTTTTCCGTTGTTTGTACTAAAGTTATGGACTGTTCCCCTTCGCCATGTACAAGCCGTTAACTTGCTCGGACTACTACGGGAACTCCGTTGCCATATCAGATATTCAGAGACCAACTCTCATAGCCTTTGAGGCGTTCTGACTTAGGCAATCCCCAGTTAGTTTCACTTGATAACTATTAGCGTGACATATTGTCGGATGCGACTTTCGTTCTTGTCCGCTTATCGCGGCTGTGTCATAGTAGGTTCTCAATGCTCTGCACTAACGCACACAATAGGCAGAGTACTATGAAATAGCGTATATAAAAGCCTTCCGCTATTGCAAGATGTGGTACCACCGAACTATCGTTCAACCAATCAAGGCTTCATCCTCATATATGTCGTTTCGTCTTGCCCTTCAGTAGCTACTCGGCTATTAGTAGACTTAGGGCTTTAATCAGCATGCTACACTCCCCGTTAGGTTTCCCATTCGGATAAGCTGATTGACGATAGGATTATATTGAACCCAATCCTAACTTCCTGCTAAAGAAGTATTTATCAAGCGACCATTCTGGGCGCACTGGCATATATCTGTGTCGTGGTGATATTCGTGTGACCAAGAATCTTGCTCACGCTCTCTATCGGCATACCATATTCCAAGGCTAAAACTGCCCAACTATGACGTGAGACATGAAATGACACACGCTTCTTTATACCACACATTGCTGCAACTTTCTTGATGCGCTTATTGATGCTGTCAAGGTTGCCGATATTGAACAAGTGGTTGTCTTTTCTGAAAGACTTGTATCTCTCAATAATCAGCATGGGAATATCCATCAGCTTGATTTGGAAAGGCACACCTGTCTTCTGACGTTTGGAAATAATCCAAGGAGCACCGTTTACTATGCTGATGTTATCTTCCGTCAAATTCTTGATGTCGATGAAAGATATACCTGTCCAACAGCCAAAGATGAAAAGGTCTCTCGCAAATGCCATGTTCGGGTCTTCCAACTTTATCTCTGTCATGGCGGTAAGCTCGTCCAAAGTCAAGAACTCACGTTCCTTGTGGTCTGGGTCAACATGGTACATGGCAAAAGGGTTTCTCGGTATCTTGCCATTGTAGTGTGCAGCCGTGACGATATGCTTCAGCGGTATGGAGTAAATCCAGATGGAGGACTGCGCAAGTCCGACAATATTCTTTAAGTACAAGCAATAGTCACGGATGAACTCCTCGGTAAGCTCATTCATGGACATATCGCTTCGCTTGTACTGATACTTGATGAACTCGGCAACGTACTTTCTCACCACAAGATACTTGTTGTACGTGTTCTTGGCTCTGTCCTTGCCTACACGCTTGGCAAACGCAGCGTTCTCCTTGTCAAAAGCTCTAAGCAAAGTCTCGTACTCCGTACCTATGCCTTGGTATGCGTTTCTCACCATTTCTGCGGTAACGAACGCCTCACGGTCGGAAAGTCGTTGGTAATGCTTGGCGATTTGAGCCTTGATGTTGTCAAGCGCAAAATTCACCTCCTTGGCTTCCTTACTCTTGCCTATGGCTCTGTTGCCCTTGGCATCCCAGATTGCCTTGGTAACGCTCTGCTTGCAACTGAACTGTGCGATAGTTCCGTTGATTGTCACACGTCCCATGATAGGGACAATTC